ATTTAATTCTCGGTGATAGCAGAACAACTATTCCCGTTTATTTACAAAATAACAAAGATAATAAATTTGATATTATATTTATTGACGGTGGCCACGATTATGAAATAGCAAAGGCAGATATGGAAAATTGTTTTCATTTAGCACATAAAGATACCATTGTTGCTGTTGATGATACCATATTTACAAAAAGTTGGGAAGCAGTACATACTATTGGCCCTACAAGAACTTGGACGGAACATTTAGAACAAAACAAGATTATTGAGTTAAATAGAAAAGAGTATTGGCATGGAAGAGGTATGTCTTGGGGTAAATACGTATTATAAATGTAAAAAGGTGGAATGCTAAACGTAATCACAGCATTCTATCTCATAATTATTATTAATTAGTGTGATGCGAAATGGTTTACCGCAGCCGTATATTAAGCCCTGATTTGCGTACTCATCGCACTCCTCCTTTGAAGCGTGGGGATGCACTTGTTTGCCGCTATTTTTGAAGACACCGTGGCGAAATATGCCACAATTTAATTGTGAAATTATAATAAATTCATTGCAATGCGGACACAGGAGTACCGGTTGATCTTTGATTACGGATGACATATAATAAATATAGCGTTTACTATTTATTATATATTTTTACAATATATTATACGAATAAAAAACATAACCAGTTGTTGGTTGTGTTTTTATTTTTGGGTTTGTTTGTTTTTGTTTTTTATTATATTTGTTTTGCAATTAATTGTTTACAGATCAGGTACACCTTGCGCACCAATAAACGCGCTTATATCGTAAACCCAGTCGTCCAGTTGTGCTTTATTCTCGTAAATATCAATGTTGCCGTCCAATATTATTTGATTGCCGCAAACGCATTCCTTTGCGGATAGGTCCAACATTTTATCGTGGTATTGCGAGCACTTGTCCAAGTAATCCAACGGAATATTCCCCTCGCCATCTCTGGATCGCTTGCCAATTCGCGCATAGCAATTTTCAGGCGCGGTCTTTACATAAATTACCTTGTGAACCGGAAATTCGCCGGAAAACGTATCAAACCAGTTCAAATATATCTGGTAATTTACATGTTCAATTTTGCCGCTATCATAAAGCATCTTTGCAAATACCAACTTGTCCGTATACAAGCTTCTTTCTGTTATCAAAATGGTTCTCTTTTGGGCCTGTTGCGAGTCACTAATATTTTTAAGCGCATCTCGCAAAACCTTTAGCCTGGAAACATATGCCATCATTTGAAAGGCAAACGAATATTTCTCCTGGTCCGCATAAAACTTTTCTAAAATTGTCACGCCGTTTTCGTCTGTAATTTTCTCCCATTCGTCGACCGGTTCCTTCAAGAATACAATATTTGCATCGTTAGCATATGTCTCGCGCAACTTTGCCAACAGCGTTGACTTCCCCGAGCCAATATTCCCTTCAATAGAAACAATCGTGTATGCGTTGTTAGACATCCCGGCAATTATACATAATACTCCCATTTTATTTATATTCTTTCAACTCAATTTTAAAAAAAATTGAAATTAAAATAAACTTAAAGCTATCTGCATAAATTACAGTAATCGCATCACAAATGGATTTGAAACAACGCAAACTCAACAAGTCAGAATGGGAATCAATTGAGGTTCCAGTTGCACCGCAAGAAATAGAAATTTTAAAACTAATCGTTGGTGGTTATCATAATGTAAATATTAGGGTAAACAATAAGAATTCTATCTTTACGTTCTTAAAGCTAGAATATTCAGAAAAGATGGAGGACTATCTATATAATAATTATTTGCGCGAGCGTGGTGACAAAATTGAGGTCGAGTTGAAGAAGATATTCAAGGAATACAAGCCAATGAAAAGCGACACAGACGTTAAATTAAATTCGGGGCAAAGGATTCGGTTAGAAAGGTATGACGAAAATTCATTGAAACAGAATGACTTATACGAATATGTGCTGTTAAGTCATATAGAAAATATCATTTTCAACAAAAAGGAAAACAAGATAAAATTGTTCCACTTTCACTATTTCACGCTGTACAAATTGATGAGAAACAGTATTGCCCGCGTGAATCGCCATATTAATGAGCTTGCGAATCGCGTGTTAATCGTATTAGAACGCGACACCTCTCTGTTGACCCTCATTGAAAATGGTGTGGAATTTATTGAGAAGAATGAGAGTCTATTAAAATACAACGATTTGTTGTTGTATGAACACCAGAAGGAAATATTTACAGTGTGCAAGAACCCGAGCCCCAAGTTGGTTTTGTATATGGCGCCAACCGGGACAGGCAAAACTCTCACGCCAATTGCGCTATCTGAGCAGAAGAGGATTATATTTGTTTGCGCAGCAAGACACGTGGGATTAGCGCTGGCGCGAGCGGCCATTTCCGTCAATAAAAAGGTTGCATTCGCATTTGGATGTGCCAGTGCGGATGATATTCGGTTGCACTATTTTGCCGCAAAGGAGTACACGATAAACAGACGCACTGGTGGTATCGGAAAGGTTGACAATAGCGTTGGCAGTGAGGTAGAGATCATGATTTGCGACATTAAATCTTACCTGCCTGCCATGTATTATATGCTTGCGTTCTTCAAAGCCACCGATATTATCATGTATTGGGATGAACCCACTATTACACTTGACTATGAAGAGCACGAGTTTCATGCGACCATTCGGAAAAACTGGAAGAAAAATTGCATTCCTAACGTAGTATTATCGTCTGCAACTTTGCCAAAACAAGGCGACCTGACTGAAACATTGCCTGATTTCCTGAGTAAATTTCGCGGGGCTGAGATCTGCAACATTGTTAGTCATGACTGCAAAAAATCTATTCCTATAATCAACAAAGATGGCCTTGTTATGCTGCCGCATTATTTGCACGAGGACTACGACAAAATTATGAAGGTGGCGCAACATTGCGGCGAATACATGACGCTCCTCCGCTACTTTGATTTGAAGGGGGTGGTAGAATTTATTACATATGTTAACGCCAATGGGTTTGGTAACTCAAAGACTCGGTTAGAGCGACATTTTGAGACGCTGGATGATATAAACATGAAAAACGTGAAGATGTACTACATTACTCTTCTGCAGAATATTACGCCTGATAAGTGGCCACAAATATATACCCATTTCAAGGAGACCAGGTGTCCGCGTATTTTGGAAAATACCGGCATAGATGCAAAGGGGAACAAGATTGCAAAGGCGCACAGTTTTGGACCAACTCCGGGTTCTGCAATTGGGGCTCGAGGAGGGGAGCCAATTACGCGGTTAGCGAGCGAACAAATACCGCGTGCCAAGCCGGTTACAGCACCCCAGGCAGTGGGTACTTCGGGTGTATATGTTACCACAAAGGACGCGTATAGCTTAACAGATGGCCCCACCATCTTCATCTCTAATGACGTTGAGAAAATTGCCAAGTTTTGCGTGCAACAGGCAAATATTCCTGCTCTCGTTTTAGATGATATCATGAAGAAGATTGACTACAATAACGTTATCAATGAAAAACTACATGCATTAGAATCTGAAGTAGAAACTATCAAAGAAAATGCCGATAAGCGCGTGAAGAATGAGGTTTCCGGGTTTGGTGGTGGACACAAAGTAACTGGTAGAAGTAAATCAAACAAGGACCCCAAGAAGCTTAGCAAGGACATTCCGGCCGAGTATGAAAATAAGGGTGTCCTCTCAAAGTTGACTGAGCAGATTAATGCCTATAGGTCAATGATTAGATCTGCAAGTTTAAATGACACCTTTATTCCTAATAGAAAAATGCATCTGGACAAATGGGCGGCCGGGATTGACTCTGCTGGAGCATTTACGAGTAATATTGACGAACAGACTGTGTGCGATATCATGGCGCTCAATGGTGTAGACAATGCGTGGAAAATTCTCTTGTTAATGGGGATTGGTGTGTTTATTAATCACGACAATATTACGTATACAGAGATTATGAAACGGCTCGCGGATGAGCAAAAGCTGTATATGATTATTGCATCAAGCGACTATATTTATGGCACCAATTATCAGTTCTGTCACGGGTTTTTGAGCAAGGACCTGAATCTTACACAGGAGAAGATTATTCAGGCGATGGGGCGAATTGGGAGAAACAATATACAGCAAACTTATACAGTGCGGTTTCGCGACGACGAACAGATTATGAAGTTGTTTACTGCGGAAACCGAGAAGCCGGAAATTATAAATATGAATCGGTTGTTTAATACGCACAAAGTTATTTGGCGTGACAACAAATATGTAGAAATTGAGGATGATGTGGAAGACGATGAGAACGTTAACCAGGACTCGGATGAAGATGACGAGTTTGCGCCGTATAGTAGGGAGGAGTAAAAAATAAATGTACAAATATGTGCAATTGTGCATTATGTAATCTAATTTTTTCAATTTTTAACGTGTCTAAAATAATATTACGATAAACGATTTTTTCTAATGTAAAATGATGTGGATTTATGTCTGTTTCTATAAAACTCTCTGAGTGTCCAGTCCGATTCCTCCAGTGCTGGAGCAAGTTCGGCATCATGGCCATAAATATTATCAAATTGTCCCATTTCTGCAATCGCAATGCCCTCGTTGCAATTCAAATTGAAATCGGCTGGAGCTCGTTGTAAAATCTCGCAAATAAACTCTCTTATGGATATATCCGATTTGAAGGTATAATTTTTAGTGTTTGTCGTATAAACAAGCTTGAATTTAAACGTGTAAGTCTCGTCGGAACGGTTCATTTTCTAAATTGTATAAGGTGATTTGATTTGATTTGCATTGGATAATGTAAGCATTAGCATTTCAATTTTTTATTATAATATAATATAAACCCGTTTCCTATAAAAGATTCTCCATATTATATTTTTCACAAACCCTCGTTTTTAACACCATTATTTGTTCATGTATATCATAATCTTCGGGTAAAACCATTTTCAAATTCATCCTTTTTTCATTATAATTTTTTTCAAATAATAAATGAGGTTTTCCTCTTGCATGTATTAAAGACACATATTTTGGTAATTGATGACATTCTTTTTCTGGGTAAATATCATTTTCTAAGTCTATTACAATTTTATTAGCTTGCTTTAATTTTTCTTGAATAGAAATTTTGTTTGATTTTGACGACATCCAGTGCTTATCCAGTTTTGGATGTTTCTCAACCTTAAAGAATTCTCTCCTTTTTGTATGTTCTTTATCTAACCATTCAGTGTAGTAAACAACATATTTTTTCATCATTTCCTGTGTAATACCTTCTGGTAGCCCTTGCGCGCTGTGTTTTCTTTCTCTTTTAGTCCCATCTTTGACGCCCTTTGAGTTTTGTTCTTGTTCTTTCCGCGTAGCAATTCTTAAATTTGCTATCGTATTGTTTAATGGGTCTTGATCTATGTGGTCAACACTAATATTCTTTGTTCCCTTTCCATTTCCATGGCAACCAGTAATTATTTGATGTATAAATAATCCAATTGAACTACAAATGTATCCATTTTGATGTTTATACCAAGTAACCTTTTTTCCATTATTTTGATTTATTTCATAGTCTAATACCTTTTGATAGCTTTCAATACACAATTTGCAAAGTGTGTCCTTTTCGCAATACATTAATAAATACGCATTATCATTTTCTTTTACTTTCCAAATAGGATTTTTCATAATATTTGCGTCTTGTCCCATACTCAAATAATGACCATTAATGTATTCAATTTGCTCACATTTATCAACAATATTTTTATGATACCAATGATATATTTCTACATTGCATCTTCTAAGATCCATTGGGTTACCATTTTTGAAAACATAATGCACAGATTCTTTGTTAAATGAGAATATAAAATCTAAATAATTGAATCTTTTATAGTTATAAGAATAAGATGGATAATTGTCATCACTATTTGCAAATACAAAGCTTTTATTAAAATTTATAATTTTATCCTTATCACTTAAATCAACAAGGTATATCTTATTATTATATTCAATAACGCCACATAATAATTCTTTGTTTGTGGAATATACCGGTTTCATAATATTAGATGTAATTAAGAATGGACCATTTTGATACGAATCAATTTTATTCATATTATAAGTTATATAATATGGATTTATTTAAATAGTTTGAATACAAATATATATATATAAATTTGAGAAGACAACCCAACCCGCTCAATTGGAATACGCTAAACCACCCATGCCGCTCATGATACGGAGGACGTTGTAGTTGGTGGCATACACACGCACCTTGGCAGTCTTGGTACCCTCAACGGTGGCGTTGGAGAGCACAAGCTGAAGGGTGGCGTTATCAATGCGGGAGAAGTTGCATGTTCCGCTGGGTTGGTGTTCCTCAGGGCGAAGGGCAAAGGAGTACACGTTAATACCTTCATCAGGGTTACGGGTGTGCGCCTGGTAAGGTTGGACCAAGGAGAAGTAAGTTCCCTCACGCTCAGAGAAGCGGTCCTGGCCGTTAAGTTGGAGCTTAGCGGTGACAACGGGGTTCTGGCCCCAGCAGTGCATGTCCAAAGATGTCTCAGTGAGCACGAAGGTGCCGGCATCAGACACACCTGAGTTATCAAGGTGGGAACCGACCTGGGCAACGTAGTCAGCGGGGGCACCGACGGGGGTAGGAACCGCAATACCACCGAGGTTGACCTCGTTGTAGGGGTTGGAGGGACCGTGCCAGTATCCGGTGAAACCAGAGGCAGGGATGTAGTCAAGAGCACCTGCATCCTGGAAGATACCGTTGGCATCAATGAATGCACGGGAGTCGGCCGCGATGGAGGCGGGGCCACCGAAGGCATGGACGGCGTTGGGGAGGGCGTCAATGGCATCAGTGTAGTTGAAGGGTTGGGCACCAAGGACCTTGAACAAGAGGGCATCGCAAGTCAAAGACGAGCAGTAGTCAACGTTCTGATCGGGCTGGACAACCCAGATAAGCTCCTTCACGGGGTGGTTGAAGTTGAGCTTGATCTTGTTGGAGGAAGAACCAACAGACTCGTCGCCGGTGAACTGGAGCTGAGTAATCAAGTACTCGTGGGGGTTCTGGGCCATTCTGCGGCGTTCATCAGTGTCCAAGAACACATAGTCAACGTAGAGGGAGGCAGCGACCAAAGACTGGTTGTAGGCAATGGTGGCGGGGACGGGGCGGCCAACGGAGTATTGGTTGGCAGAGTTGAAGGCAGGGCCGGAGCTGCAGTTCAAGGTGGTAACGGCCCACAAGCACTCGTCAATGGGGCGGATATCAAGGTTGATCTTGACCTCGTGGTATTGAAGGGCAATCAAGGGGAGGGCAAGGCCGGGGTTGGTGCAAAACCAGAACTGAAGAGGCACGTACAAGGTGGTCTCAGGAAGGGCGTTACGGGGGGCACACACCTGGCGGGGGGCCAAGGAGTCGCAAGGGGACTCAACCTCAGAGAAAGAGGGATCAGTGATGAAGGTAAGTTGGGTGGTGTTACCAATCATCTTGAAGTATCCGCGTTGTTGCTCAGAAGTCATTGTGAGCTGGTTCCAGATGTGCATCCAGTCACCGTATTGGCGGTCAATGCGTTGGCCACCAATCTCAACCTCAACTTGGGCGATGAGCTGTTCACCGGGGAAATCTAACCAACGGGCATACACACCCTGGTTACCGGAGGTGCTGTAGTTTCCGAGACCCATAAGTTGGTTAATCTCGGGAAGAGTCACCTGAAGGTAGGTGCGGTATGCAAGGTCTCCGTTACGGGAGATCACGCATTGCACGCGACGACCGAAATCGGCCTGGCCATTGAAAGTCTGTTCAATAGACTCGATGGCAAAGTTAGTGTATCTGCGATAAGTAACTTTCCAGAAAGTGATCTGAGGATTACCAGTAAGGTAAACGTCTTGGGCGCCATAGGCGACGAGTTGCATTAATCCACCTCCCATTTTATATAGTTGCTAAAGAAAAAAATTTTTTGGAAATTAATTTAATTAAAATGTAATTAATTTAATTTGATTTAATTTAAATTTTGCAAAAATAATAATTGCCTAAGAAATAATTTTATTCAGATCTAAATTGGTCTTCATAAATTTCATCAAATATGTATCCTCAAGTACTTCCTTTTTATTTTCATGACTCTTTGTAAACACATAAGATCCGTTTCGTTTCTTTACAGACCATCCCTGCTCTATAGAATTAAACACAAGGATCATTTTTTGAAACGTTATAACGTCAACCTTTACATTGTCATTTTCTAAATCTTTTAAGGACTCCAAGGAAACTTTCAGATCCATTTACTTAAATTATAGAAAACATTACGTGATTTTTAACTCTTTCTTTTGCTGTGAGTGTCAATTCAATACAACACATATTGTTAAAACTCATGCGTGGTGTACTCCAATCCCAATTCACTAAAAAAGATAAAGTCGTTTTTATAAAAGTTATATACCTTGTTTTTTAATTCTTCATTATAAAAGTACTTACTATTCACGTTGAAATTGTAATACTGCGTCATCTCTAAATCACATACCAGGTGGTCAATAGATTCGCTATAATTTTTTCTTTCGTGCCCTTCTCTTTTGTTTAATATTGTTTCTGGTATTTTTACATTATATAACTCTTCTATGTACTTGTAATCAATATCCTTAATATCATAGCATTTAATGCACTTAGACAACATAATATTTTTATTGAACTGTTCAGTTGTTTGGGGTGTAAAATGGTGTTTTTCAACCATATTCCAGTCACCCTTAACCAATTCTTCTACAAATTTGGCAAATGTAATAGTGTCGTGTTTCCATAGGTGTCTAAACCCTCCGCTTGGCTTGTATTTATCCAAAAATCCAGATACGATTCTCTCATATGGGCTTCTGCTAATTATTATTGTCGTATACTTTTCAATGTCGCGCGGTAGCTTACTATAGTCTTTATCGCCATGAATAACGGCATTTTCCTTTTTATTTTTTAGAAAATAGAAAATTCGTTTAATATGACTGCACCCACATTTAGCAGACCATCCAAATAGTATTTTACGGACAGTGTCAACAAGAAAGTACATATAATTGTATAATATAATTGTTCATTTAATTTTAAGTCTTTTTGCATGCACATGTTAGTTGGTTCCCACTTTGGGAAACAGGGAATAGGAAATAATAGAGAGATAAATAATAAATATATTCTCTCTATTATCAATTAAACAGGTTTTATTTAAAATACTTAAGAGGGGAATGCCGAATTTTAAGCCAAAGTCTATTAAAAAAATTAAGTTTAATAAGAAAACGGCAGTTACTCTTGACACAAAGCATAAGGAGTTTTTGACAGAGTTTACAAATGATGAGACTGATGTTATACCTGAACTGAAGACTGAGCGCCGCGAACTAAAAACCCAGCTATTAAATGAATACGACGAGCTTACTCTGGAAGGCCGAATAGAGTTGGAGGACAAGGTTGCGGAAATAACAACCCGAATAAGAGAGATCAATGCCAAGAAAAAGGAATACTTTTTGGACAATTCCAAGTTTATTTTTGAGTATTTTGAAAACAAAAAGGATATTTCTGTTGGAAGTAAATATCAGTCCGCAACAAATAAGTCTAAACTGGTAAATACCTTTTTCAAAATTAAACAAGACCCTGATGCAGACAGTTCGTCACAGAAGGAAACCAGCAATATTGTTCAAAAATATTTAAGTAATATTGATGATAGTTTTCTTGATGTAAACACGTTTGTATGCCAAACGGACGTATGCAAAGTATGCCACAAGGGCGAACTAATACCACTGGAAGACGAGGGTATTTTAGTGTGCAATAATTGCTCCAGAAGCATTCCTTATTTGATTGAAAATGAAAAGCCGTCTTACAAGGAACCACCCAAGGAGGTCTGCTTTTACGCATACAAGCGCATTAACCATTTCAAGGAGATATTGGCGCAGTTCCAGGGAAAGGAGACCACGCAAATTCCGCCGGATGTGATTGAAAATATAAAGCTCCAAATTAAAAAAGAGAGAATAGAGATATCNCAAATTACAAATGGGAAAACCAAAGAGGTTCTNAAAAAACTGGGATATAACAAATACTATGAGCATATACCATTTATTAAAGATAAATTGGGAATTAAACCACCCATCATGTCNCAAGAATTAGAGGAAACATTGTGCAATCTGTTTACCGATTTACAGGCCCCCTATTCCAAGTTTTGCCCTGATGATCGGGTTAATTTCCTGAATTATTATTATACCGCATATAAACTCTGTGAACTATTGGGAGAAGAAACATATTTAGCCTTTTTTCCAATGTTAAAAGACAAGGAAAAAAGAATAGAACAGGACGTTATTTGGAAAAAGATCTGCGAAGAATTGGACTGGGAGTTTATACATACAATATAAGATCTCTTATATAAAGTTTAATTCGCCGGCTTATAGGGGAACAATTGTAGCGCACGAGTGTTATAAATTGAAAAGTTTGGATCGCCTGTATTTGCGCCGACCCCATTACCAAAACATCTTCCTCCACGCTGTTTACGGCTACTTTGCCGCTTCATTGTCCGCCGTCTACTAAGACTTCTTCCGCGTCGNGCTCTCGCACTTTTTTTTGCGTGTCTCGTACGAGTGTGCATCTGTCTTGCCATAATATATTACACTTAGATTAAATATATTATGCTTATGTGATTATGAGAATGTCATATTAAGTCAACTTAGAATCCTCCGGGGAACTTGACCAAGTTAGCACCAATACCAAAACCAGCGCCAGAGCGGGCGGTGGCACCCATGCTGGGGATATATGTATCAAGGATGCTGAATGTGGCGGCAGCAGTGAGGGCAATCAAAATAACCTCCTCAATATTTAAGGAACGTTTAGGGATGGCATATGCGGCAATCGCAACCATCAAACCCTCAACAAGATACTTAATGACTCTCTTAACAAGTTCGGCGACGTTAATCAAACTGTTCATTATAATAAATAAAAAGAAAAAAATATATATATTGCGATAAAAAACTTAAAATCAAATAAGATAATTAACTAAATGGATCGTTCTAAAGGAAAGAATTCTGACAAGGCTGGGTTTGAAAGAAAGCAGGTTAATGGAAAACCAAACCCGAAGTATGTTGATTTACTGGAGGAGGACAAGCCGATTGCAGGGCAGAAGTTTGTATGTGTTTCATTTTGTTCACCCGAAAAAGTTTTGAAGGAGAAGGCCGTCTTCTTTTTTGAAGAGTTCCTAAAGAAATGGGAATTTAACAAGTCAATGGAGAAGTTCCTTCAGTTCCTTAACTTTGTTTCTTATAAATACAACCTTTCGTTTGACGACATTTCAAATGATTTCAAGGACTACGTTAAGGAGGAGAAGGAGACTCTGGCCAAGGTTGGGATTGAGGACGAATACAAGACCTTTATTGACAATAATGAGGACGAGTTGCAGAAGCAATTTGATATTGCGCACAGCTTCCAAACCAACACGCGAGGGTTGAAGATTCGCGGTTCCTACCCAACTCAAGAGGAGGCGGAGTTGAGATGCAAGATGTTGCGAGAAATTGACCCCAATCATGATGTTTATGTTGGACCTATTGGAATGTGGATGCCGTGGGAACCAGAGGCATATAAGACTGGGCGTGTAGAATATATGGAGGAGGAACTCAACAAGCTAATGAGCGAAAAGAACAAGAATGAGTCAAACGCCAAGACCGCATTTGAGCAGCGCGTCAAGGAATCAAAACAGAAGGCGATTGAGGAGAATATCAAGTCCGCGGAGAAGTCTGGAAATACATTGACTCAAACCATTGATGAACAGGGCAACTTGGTGGGTGTTAGCAATGCAAATACACAAGAGTTCGCGCTTAAGGAGAACGAGAACATCTCTACCGCCGACATTTGCATGGAATTGTTTGAAGGTGATAATATCGTAGCAGGCAAAACGGACAATGGCGCAAGTCAGTTAGTAAGCGGTCCGTTTGCCGGCAAAAAGGAATAAATAAATCTCTAAATAAAGCTACAAATAATTTAAATAATATATCGCGCGCAAACGTTATATTATTTCAAATAGTCGTCCAACCACACATCATGATTGATTTGCTTGCCATGATAAATAAATATGAATGTACCTATATATTAATTTAAAGGTAACCACAATTTAATATATTAATATGTCTCATAATCTCTCGCGCGTATTCTATATCAACCTCGATAAAAGGGATGACAGACGAACGCAAATTGTAGGGGAGCTCCAACGTTTCAACCTATACGACAAATCCGAAAGATTTGCAGCGATCCATACCCCCCCTCAAGGAAATGTAGGTTGTGCAATGTCTCACTTGGAGGTTTTAAAATTGGCTAAGGCGCGCAATTACGAACAAGTGCTCATTTTAGAAGACGACTTCTACTTTGTTATTGAACCAGAAGCATTTGAGCATGAACTTGCTCAATTCTTTCAGGCTAATATTCCATATACCGTTTTGATGATTTCTTATAATATTCAACGATCCGAACCAACCTTGTATCCCTTTATCCAGAAAATTTTAGAGGCTCAAACAGCATCCGGATACATTGTACACAATTCCTTTTATGACACCCTAATAGGTCTCTATGCGGAGGGGATTCCACCCTTAAGGGCCACAAACCAACATTGGCTTTATGCGAATGATGCAATCTGGAAACGGGTTCAACCGACTTCTAATTGGTACGCGTTCACTACCCGATGTGGAAAACAACGTGATGGGTATAGTGATAATTCAAACACATTCACCTCTTATAACGTATAATCAACAATACATACCAATAAATAAAATAATATAATCAATTGCATAATATTATTTTACCATTTAGTTGACTTCTTAACACTAATCTTGGGGCCGCCCCCGCGCTTTTTCACTGCACTTGGGTCGTATTGCTCCTCCTCCTCTTCATCCTTGAGACCCTTAGACAGTTCCCAGAATTCCTTTGATCCCAACCTAAAGTCGCCATGATTATCGGCCTTGTACCAAAAAACCTGGTCGTGCAATTTGTTTGATTTGGAATTGTTATTAATTACAAGGCACTCGTAGTTTTCGGTGCATTGGTCCATTACCTGGCAAAAGCTCTCAAACGTCGGAAACATACCCGCATAATTTTCATATATACGCCTCCTATTGGCAATGTAATTCTCTCTAAGAATGAAAACATAATCAATATTTGTACGGAGAGTTGGTGGAATACCCAACGGGTACTGCATAGTAATCACTAACATTACCTTCCAATGACGGCCATTCATAAACAGCAGACGCATCATCTTGTCTCGGGTCCAGGTTGCATCATATAAGCAGTCATCTAAAATGACAAACGCGCGCGGGTCAATCGTGCTGCGTTTATATGTTTCCATTTCCTTCTTAATTTGTTTAAGGACTGTCCGCTGTCTTTTCAATATATTTTCAATAATAGCGGTATTATATTCATTATGGACGAATAATTTTGGAACCATCTTAGCGTAGAATCCGTTACCCTCTTCTGTTCCGGAAATAACGGTTCCTATCGGGATTTCCTGTTGATAATAAAGCAAATCTCTTACCAAAAATGATTTGCCTGTATCTCTCTTGCCAATCAAAACTACAACAGGCCCCTTATTTTCATTTGGTTTGAAGCTAATACTTTTCATATCAAACTTCTTCAATTCTAATGTCATTTTAAATAATTTAGAAATTAAAATTTAATCTTTTAAACGAATGTTAAGGGCGGACCTCATAATCTATTGAATCAAATTTAGACAATATAAGCCAATTTAGAATAATTGGCGGTGTAAATAACGGAATATTTGCTATTGTAATTAGAGACTGTAATAAGATTGTTATTAAGGGTTATAATAAGTTAAAAATACATATAATTTATATATTAAATAGCTAAAGTATGTTGGTCAACTATCAAAAACGAAAAAACGCTGAACTCTTTAAAGGTTTAGAGTCTTCTGACTCGTTATTTCTCTCTGCCGCGCAGAATTACATCCCAGTTTACCAGCGATTCTTCTCCTTAAATGATACCAACTTTAACAATATTAACCTTAATCACAAGTGGCATATTTCGTCTGTAGCCAGACCAGATAGCGACGACCATCATATATTTAAATGCAAACTAAAGAACGCGACAACAGGCAAGGCCAAGGACAAGGATGTATTTGTGAAAATGGCGCCCCTATTAGATCCATACAAGTATTTAATTGGCAAGTACGATGTTGCCGACGACAAACTGTTTGCATTGCCGCAGCTAACATCATCGTCTTCGGACTGTAACACAAAGTTTCTTGACCCAAACAACGCGGCATATGTTGATGGGTTGTTTGTGTTTTTAACAAGTAATTTAATGCATGCGCATAACTTCCCGCATGGCGTGGACTATTACGGCTCGTTTTTAGGTATAAAGAACAATTTTACAATCAATGTTTTTGACGATATTGAATATTTAAACAACTCAGAATTCTTCAACAAAAATAAAAATAAGCTCTTTAAAATTGACGACTATGATCACCTGTTTCAAAATGAAACTCAAAAACTAAAACCAATTACCATAGAACACAATACAAGCGCACGGTCACAAATGTCCATCGCATCGTTTGATAATAAAATATTTGATGGCGTTTTTGAAGAAAATACAATGAACCTGAATGATCTGAAGGACCTGTCCGTTGAGTTGTGCGACTTGGTTGACTTAACAAATGCCGGTCCGCAGGGGAACGCCGATGCCAAACAGCTAACATTAAAATCCAACTCAACGTGCTCGTCAAGATCGTCGCATACAGAAAACGAGGACCGCGGAGATGATGCTGTGCATGATGAAACTGGTACAGACGAAAATGCGCCAGATAATAGGAGTGAGGAGGACAGCGAATGGGAGGATGACGCATCCGACTCTGGAAGCGGTTCATACGAGGAAGAACAAATATGTGCAAGGATTGAGAAATTCCCTGTTCAAATCATATGCATGGAAAACTGCGAAGATACGTTTGACAATTTAATTCTGAATAATGAGCTGACAACACAGGAATGGTATTCGGCCCTTATGCAAATAGTCATGATGCTAATAACATATCAAAAGGCATTCGGGCTAACACACAATGACCTGCACTCTAATAACGTGATGTACAATCATACCGACAAAAAGTTTATTTACTATTGCTACAAGAAGAAACACTACAAGGTGCCCACATTTGGCCGCATATTTAAGATTATTGATTTCGGAAGAAGTATTTATAAGTACGACGGAAAGCTTTTTTGCAGTGATAGTTTTCAAACAGGCGGCGATGCTGCAACGCAATATAACACCGAGCCATATCTAAACGAGAAGAAACCGAGATTGGAGCCCAACTTTAGCTTTGATTTATGCCGCCTGGCATGCTCCATATTTGATTATGTTATTGACGACGTTGATGATATCCGGCTTATTAAAAAATGTAAGGATCCAATTAAACGTCTGATTCTGGAGTGGTGTTTAGACGATAAGGGCATAAATATGTTATATAAAAATGATGGGACCGATCGTTACCCCGAGTTCAAATTATATAAAATGATTGCAAGATGTGTGCACAATCATACCCCCCAGGCGCAATTAGAACGCCCGGAGTTTAACGCGTTTTCTGAGTTTAAGGGAGAGATCCCATCGGATGTGATAGATATTGATAGTATTCCGTCCTATATGTAGCACGAATGAATAATTAAAATTTTGGTGACAGTTCATAATACAAAAATATTTGCATATATTATGAACTTATTTGGATTTATAATTACAAGGCACGTAAATTCTGAAAGTACAAACAGATATTGGAACCATTCTGTTAAATTGATAAGGACTTTATACCCCCGCGTAAAAATTGTTATCATAGATGACAATAGCAAGCAAGAGTTTGTAAAGGCGGATTTTAATTATAAAAACATTGAAATCGTACAGTCGGAGTTTCCTGGCCGCGGAGAACTGCTACCATACTATTACTATATTAGAAACAAGTATTTTGAAAATGCGATAATACTGCACGATAGTGTTTTTATTCACAAAAGAATTAATTTTGAATTCTTGCGGGGCGAAAAAGTAATGCCGTTGTGGATTTTTGAGCAAGATGCAGAAAATCTGGGCAACACGCTAAGCATTGCTGGGAACCTAAACTACAGCTATGACGTTTGCAAGGCGTTGTGTATAAAGGACATGAAAACGCTTGTGTTAGAAGTGCCGCGTGCCAAGTGGTATGGATGTTTTGGTTGCCAGGCATATATAAATCACCGGTTTCTGGTCGGCCTGGAGAAAAAATATGGGATATCATCCCTTGTTGATACAGTTAAAACGCGACCCGATAGGTGCTGTTTGGAGAGAATACTCGGCTGCTTATTTAGTAGAGAAAATCCGCGCGTGGGCATAAACAAGGGGCTGTTTGGGAGCATATTCAAACACTATAGGGGGTTTGAGTACTCGTTTGACGCTTACATGGAAGATTTAAAACAAGGGAGAGTACCGGCGCGCGCGGTAAAGGTGTGGACGGGCCGTTAAATCGGTGTGGGTATTTAATTATATAATGTCTGCTTATTCATTATATAATGTAGTTATATACGCCTTAGGCTGCCGGTGGGTATAAACT